TTTATGTAAAATATTTAAAAACAGGAACAGATAATGCGGCTGTTACATTTACAAACAGCGAAACAATATCTGGTATTGATTCAACTTCAAGTGCTATATCGGCAGTAGTAACAAGTACACATACAGGTTCAGCTGCTGAAATACAAGCAGGAACATATTACATAAATGGTTTTCATGTTGATGTAACAAATCAAACAGTAGTATTAGACAAGTATTCAAATACACCTTCTTATAGAGTAGGTTTAACTTTTACAGAAAGTTATATTACTGCTAATGAAGATTCAAGTTTAAATGATAATGCAACAGGTTCATCTAATGTAAACGCTCCTGGTGCTCATAGATTTAAAATTTTATTAACACTTGCTAAGAAAACACTTGCAACTACTGAAGACCAAAACTTTGTAGAATTATTGAGATTAGAGGGTGGTAAAATTCAAAACCAAGTTAGAACTACACCTTATAATATCTTAGAAGATAATCTTGCTAAAAGAACTTATGATGAATCTGGAGATTATTCTGTAAGAGGATTAGATATTGATATTAGAGAATCAGTATTGGCAAGTAACAATAGAGGAATTTATTCTGATGGTGCTACAACTGCTCAAGACGGAACTGCTTCAACTTCAAAACTTGCAGTAGGTATCGGACCTGGTAAAGCATATGTTAAAGGTTATGAATTAGAAAATATAGGAACTACATTCTTAGATGTAAACAAGGCAAGAGACTTTGATACTAACAATGCATTCCCAACTAGATTTGATGTTGGTAATCATGTTGTAGTAAATAATGTTCATGGTTCTCCTGATATTGGTTTAGTATCTTCAGGTACTACAACTGAACCATTTAAACAAGTATTATTACATAAGGCAGACACAGGTTCAAGAGGAACAATATTAACAGCAGCTAGCTCATCTGTTAAACAAATTGGTCGTTCTAAGTCTAGAGGATATGAATATAAATCAGGTACAGATACATCTGATATTATGTCAAGTAGCTCATTAACAAGTGCAACTTATAAACACTTCTTAATGGATACTGTAATGTTTACACATTTACATGTAGCAAAAAATGTTGCATATACAACTGGTGAAACTGTAACAGGTGGAACTTCAGGTGCAACTGCTGTCGTAGAAAGTGTAAGTGTAAATCATACAGCAACTATTTCTAGTGCAACTAATGCCGGTGTTGTTACAGTAAGTGCAGCTCACGGATTTGAAGATGGTATGCAAGTACTATTTACAGGTACATTAATTGATTCAACTTCAACTACTGTATCATCAAAAGTACTTACAGTTAGAGATACAACATCTACAACTTTTCAATTGTATGATGGTACATCAACTTATACATTAGGTAGTACAACTATATCAGGTAATTTCCAACACACAGTTTGTGTTGTAACTGATGTTCAAGGTGTATTCTCTGCTGGCGAAACATTAACTGGTGGTACTTCTAGTAATTCAGGCAGTATTCAATCAGACGCTTTTGGATTTAAAGGTGTTGAAGTATTTGACTTTTCTGCTGTTAAACAAATTTCTATGGCAGGTTCACCAACTTATACTGCTGACACAGTTAGAACAACTGCTGATGGTGATGTATTAACACTAACAGGAAGTATTACTGTTGCAAACTCTAGTAATGCAGTACAAGGTTTCGGAACTAAATTTACAAACGAATTAAAAATAGGTGATAGTATATCATTTATAGATGACGCTGGTACAGATACAACTGCTGTTGTAGATTTAATAATATCAGATACACAATTAGAACTTTCTGCTAATGTAGGTGGTTCAGATGTTACAACAAAAGGTATTGTAACTAGAACAAGGGCAAAACTTCAAGACGCTAATAAAAATATTGCAATAATGAAATTGCCTCATGAAACTACTAAGACATTAAAAACAGAAACTAATAATGGTGTTGTAGATACATCATTAAAAGTTAGAAGACAATTTACAGGTACTTTATCATCTGATGGTGATATTACTGTTACATGTTCATCTAATGAAACATTTAGTGGTGTTGCAGAAGGAGACTTTATAGTTTCAATTATATCAACTGGTTCTGGTGGTTCAGGTGCTGTTGGTGATGTATTAAGTATCACAGGCAACAATCATGAAGGTGCAGTTATATTTTCAGCGCCATCTACCACAACTTTAAAACTTGACTTTGGGGCAAACTTTGCTTCTCATGTTGTAAAAATACTTGCAACTATAACAAGAAGTACAGTATCATCTAAATCTAAAACTTTAAATGCTTCTCAAACATTACAAGTTACTACTGAAGCTCTCGCAACTGCTAGAGGTGGTGTAAACATGGGTAAGTCAGATGTATTTGAAGTGGCAAGTGTACATATGGCAACTAACTTTAGTACTAATGCAACAACAAGCAGTACAGATGTTACAGATAGATATGAATTAGACAACGGACAAAGAGATAACTTTTATGATGTAGGAAGATTAAAACTTAAACCTGGCAAATCACAACCAACAGGAAGACTATTAATTACATTTAGTTTCTTCTCACATGGCTCTGGAGATTTCTTTGATGTAGATTCTTACTCTGGTGTTGTAGATTATGAAAATATACCTAGTTATACATCAGATACAACAGGTGAAAAATTTCAACTTAGAGATAGTTTAGACTTTAGGCCAAGAGTAGATGACGCTTCAACTATTAATGCAGGTGATGGACAAGATAGACAATTTAGTGGTTCGGGTGCAAGTGTATTAGATGTTGCAAAATTTGGTGGTGATGTTACAACTGACCATGAATTTTACTTAAACAGAATTGATAAAATTTTCTTAGATAAAGAAGGTTCATTTAAAGTAGTAGAAGGTACATCTGATTTAGTCCCACAAGACCCAGAAAATTTAGAAAATGCAATGCATTTATATACTATACACATTCCTTCATTTACATTAACTCCAGAAGAGGTTGATATAATTTCTATTGATAATAGAAGATTTACCATGAGAGATATTGGTAAATTAGAAAAACGAATTGAAAATGTTGAATACTATACTCAATTAAGTTTATTAGAACAGGCTGCACAATCACTACAAATACAAGACGCTCAAGGATTTGATAGATTTAAAAATGGATTTGTCGTAGATAACTTTGTAGGTCATTCAATAGGTAATGTAGGTGATGTAGATTATAAATGTTCTATGGACTTTGCAAATGGCGAATTAAGACCTACTCATCATACAGAGGCAATCACACTTATAGAAAGAGATGATGATGATACGGCAATCGTAGACGCTGACAGAGCAGAAACAAATTATGCGAAGACAGGTGATTTATTAACATTACCATATTCTGAAACATCTGTAATTACTCAACCATTTGCAACTAAATTAATACCTGTAAATCCATTTGATATATTCACATGGACAGGTTTTGTTGCATTAACACCACAAGGAGATGAATGGTTTGAAACAGAAAGATTACCTGAAATAATTAGTAATGAAACAGGACAGTTTGACACATTGGCTGCAAACATATCTGGTTCTAATGTTTTAGATAATCCTTTTGGAACAGTTTGGAATCAATGGCAAGACTTCTGGTCTGGTACGCCAAGAGATATAAATCAAAGAGCAACAGGCAGAACTATTGCACCTGGAAGAGGTAGAAGGAGAGAATTTAGTATTGATACAATAACATCACAGACACAAGTTTTACAAAACAGAACTGGTGTAAGAACTAGACTTGTAAGTGCAGAAATGAGAGAAGAACTTGGTGATAGAGTGGTTAGTATGAATATACTTCCATTTATTAGAAACAGAAGTATATCATTTAGTGCAACAAGAATGAAACCTAATACAAGAGTTTATCCATTCTTTGATAATGTATCTATTGCAAGTTACATTACACCAACAGGTGGTAGTTTAGGTGGAAACATAGTAACAGATTCAAATGGTGCTGTATCTGGAACATTTACATTACCTGACCCAACTGTGGATGCAAATCCTAGATGGCGTGCAGGTCGTAGAGTATTTAGATTAACTTCATCATCAACTAATCTTAGAACAGTAGATGATGTAGAAACAGCTGCTGAAGGAGATTACACAGCAAGAGGTATTTTAGATAGTGAAGGCTCAACAAGAGAATTTAGTATTGTTAGAGAAAGTACTGCTGATGATAGAAGTATTTTTAGAACATCAACTAGAGAAACTAGAAGATTTATTGGTTGGATTGACCCACTTGCACAATCATTCTTAGTAGATGAACCTGGTGGTGTATTCTTAACATCAATAGATTTATTCTTTGGACTAAAAGATAATGATATACCTGTAACAGTACAAATACAAGAAATGGTAAATGGTTATCCAGCACCTAGAATACTTCCATTTAGTATTAAATCATTAAATCCATCTTCAGTAAATACAAGTAATGATGGCACAACTGCTACAACATTTACTTTTGATTCACCAGTTTATTTAGAAGAAAATAAAGAATACTGTTATGTTATAATGGCAAACTGTAATACATATCAAGTTTACGGAAGTAGAATGGGACAAAAAACTCTAGACGGAACAAGAACTGTATCTAGACAACCATATGCCGGTGTTTTATTTAAATCACAAAATGGTTCAACATATTCTGCTGACCAAAATGAAGACTTAAAATTTACTATTAAGAAGGCTGCATTTACAACAGGTTTAACTTCAACAGTTACACTTGCAAACGATAGTGTATCTTCAAGAACATTAGATACAAACCCAATTAGAACAACAAGTGGTTCACAAACATTTAGAGTGTTCCATAAAAATCATGGTATGCATGCCGGAACAAACAATGTAACAATTAGTGGTTCAGCTGCATGTAATGGTATACCAGCTGCAACTATAAATGCAACTCATACATCAATTTCAAATATGACTTTAGATAGTTATGATATTACAACAACTGATAGTACAAGTGCTACATCTACTGGCGACGCTGGTGGTGCAAGTGTTGTTGCAACTCAAAACAAATCTTATGAGGCAATTAATGTTGCATTGCAAACAATGACTGTTCCAGGAACATCATTATCATACAATATTAGACCTACATCAGGTACTTCTATAAATGGTTCAGAAACATCATTTACAAGAACATCAGCAACAGACGCTATTAGTTTTATTGCAAATGATAATGCTTATTTTACAACACCTAAAGTTATTGCAAGTGATATAAACGAGACAAATGAAATGTCTGGTGCTAAATCACTATTAATTAAATGTACTTTAACATCTGATAATACAAACTTATCACCTGTTATTGATACACAAAGAATGAGTGCAATATGTATTAGTAATAGAATGAACGAACATACCTCATCTAATCACCCAGATTTTGTTGCAGATACAACCAATGAAGGTTCAACTTCAGACGCTATGTATGTAACTAGGCCTGTTGTATTAGATAACACATCAACTGCTTTAGACATTAGATTATCATCAAATGTACAATCAACTTCTTCAGTAGAATTATACTTTAGAACAACAACATCTGCTGAAGTTAGAAATGTAAGAGATATATCTTGGACACCTTTCAATACGGCAGGTGAAGAAGATTCAACTGTAACTCCTGCTTCAAATGACTATGAATTTAGTGAATATAAATATACAGCAAGCGGTCTAACAGGATTTGACGCTTTTCAAATTAAGATAGTTATGAAAGGAAGTAATCAGGCATACCCACCAAGAATAAAAGATATGAGAGGTATTGCATTAGCATTATAATGGCAAGATTAAAAGTAGAAGGTCATGTAGGATTAGTTAGAGATAATATTTCTAAGGCTGTTATAAATACTAACAAGAAGGACTATGAAGATTATATGACTAGAGCAAAGGCAAGAGAAAGTCAAAGAGATTCTTTAACAGACGCCATAAAAGAAATCAATTGTTTAAAAAAAGAATTATTTGAAATTAAAAAACTAATTAAAGAGAAACAATAATGGCATTTACACCGGTAGCAACGACAGATACATTAGAAACCTTTAGAACTAGGTATAATGCAACAAATATTACTCTTGTTGATGATTCTTCATCTTCGGTAGATATTACACTTGCAACTGATAGTTTAAAAATATCTGGTGGAACTGGTACTGCTTCTGTTATATCAGGAGATACTCTTACATTAAATTTATCAAACACAGGCGTTAGTGCTGGTTCAGTAGGTTCATCAACAGCAATTCCAGTATTAGCAATAAATGCTCAAGGACAAATTACAAGTGCTTCAACAGCAAGTATCTCAACAGATTTAACATTAGTAGATGACGCTTCAACAGCTGCAACAATTTCACTTGCAACAGATACATTAAAAATATCAGGTGGAACAGGAACAACATCAGCAATATCTGGTGATACATTAACTATTAATCTAGACAATACGGCAGTTAGTGCCGGTTCATTCGGTTCATCAACAGCAATTCCAGTATTAGCGATAGACGCTCAAGGAAGAATTACAGGTGCTTCAACAGCAAGTGTATCAACAGATTTAACTATCATAGATGATTCATCAACTAGTGCAACAATTTCATTAGGAAGTGATACACTTAAATTTGCAGGTGGCGCTGGTGTTACAACAAGTATTTCTGGTGATGTAGTTACATTTGCTTCATCAGCAACAGCTGCTTATATAGATTTTATCTATACTGCTACATCAGGACAAACAACATTTACTGGTTCTGATGGTAACAGTAACACATTGGCATATACAGCTTCTAATTTAGATGTGTTTTTAAATGGTGTATTACTTGATGATTCAGATTATACTGCTTCAAACGGAACAAGTATTGTATTAGGAAGTGCGGCCGCAGCTAGTGATATACTAACAGCAAAAGCATGGCAAGTAAATAATGTTTCATCTTTTGATGTTAATGGTGCAGAATTTGTATTAGACTTAGATGGCGATACAAGTTTAACTGCTGACACAGATGACCAAATAGATGTTAAGATTGGCGGTGCAGATGACTTTATCTTTAAAGCAAATAGTTTTGAAGTGCAAACAGGTTCTATTATAGATATGAACGGCACAGAATTAGTCCTAGACGCTGACGCTGACACCAGTATTACTGCTGACACAGATGACCAAGTAGATATTAAAATAGGTGGTACTGATAGATTTAGTATTTCAGCAGCAGGTAAAGTTACATCAACAAGTACAGGTGCAGCTAGTAATTTTGATATTGTAGGAAGTGATGGTGGTACACTTGGACCTGATTTAACACTTCACCATAATTCAGCTTCACCTGCTGATAATGATACTGTTGGATTAATAAGTTTTGCAGGAGAAGATGATGGTAGTAACAAAACTACTTATGTACAATTAAGAGGCGTTGCAACTGATGTAACTGACGGTACAGAAGATGGTCGTTTTAGTTTGTTTACTATGAAAGCAGGAACATTAACAGAACAAGTTAGAGTAGAAGAAGATGGTGATTTACATGTAGATGGAGATGTCATAGGTTTCTCAACAACTGTATCAGATGTTGCATTGAAAACAGATATTGAAGTTATACCAAATGCATTAGATAAAATAGATGAAATACAAGGTTATACATTTACTAGACATAACGGCACAACATCTGCTGGTATAATCGCACAAGAATTAGAAAAAGTTTTACCAGAGGCAGTAAAAGAGAAAAAACTTTCATTAGTAGATGATGAAACTTATAAAACTGTACAATATGACGCTATACACGGATTACTAATACAGGCAATAAAAGAATTAAAAGATGAACTTAGAGAGTTAAAATCATGAGTAGAAGTAGAGATATAGGAAAAGGTGCAACTAGAACAGAATTTGTTTTTACAGCAACATCTGGTCAAACAACTTTTAGTACTGATGATTCAAGTACAGCATTAGCATATTCAGTAGGCAAAACTGATGTATTCTTAAATGGTATTAGATTGGCTCCTGCCGATTTTACTGCTACTAACGGAACTTCTATTGTATTGGCAAGTGGTGCTAATACAAGTGATGTATTATTTGTTGTTACATTTGGAACATTTCAGGTTGCGGACTTAGGGGCTACTCTAACAGCGGACTTAAACATAGGTTCACAAAAAATTACAGGTTCAGCAATTCAATTAGATTGTTCAGGCGATATTATTTTTGACGCTGGTGGAGGTGATATTCAAATTTCAGATGATGGAACTTCTATTGGTAATTTATCAAATGTATCAACTAACTTTGTTGTTCAATCAAATGTATCAGACGCCGATTTACTTATTAAAGGTAATGATGGTGGTTCAACAATTACTGCATGTACTTTTGATATGTCAGCTGCAGGTGCGGCTACATTTAACAATGATGTAACTGCTTTCTCAGATGTAAGATTGAAACAAGAAATAGATACAATTGATAACGCTTTGGAAAGAGTAACTTCAATGAGAGGTGTTTTCTTTGATAGAAAAGATAATTCTGAAGTAAGACAAACAGGCGTAATTGCTCAAGAAGTAGAACCATTTCTTCCTGAGGTGGTAAGACAAACTAAGGACGATAATAAAATAAAGTCTGTTGCATATGGCAACATGGTTGGAGTACTTATTGAAGCAATAAAAGAATTAAATGCTAAGATAGAGAAACTTCAAGATGGCGATTAAATCAGCAGGTACTTTCCTAAAAATATCAGAAATTGCTAGTGAGTTTAACGACCCAACTCCTAATGCTATGTCCGAGTTTTATCGTGGTGCCGGTAAAGTAAATGATGTAGCTACAAATAGTAGTGTACCAACATCTGGTGCTGTTAAGGTAGGAGACTTTTATGGTTGTGGTAATTCTGTAGTAGTTTCTTGTCCAGCAGGTAACAATACAGATGTTGCACCTTTATTTCCAGGAACCTATACAAACACAGCCACAAAAATTTTAACAATAGCTGCCCCAATATCACTTACAGGTTCTAATGCGGCCGCTTTAACAGTTCCATCAAACATGGCCGGAACACTTGACATTCAAAATGCAGGAACTATAGTAGGTTCAAGTGGTACTATAGGTTTAGGGGCAAATGCTGGTGCAGCCGCAGCTCCTGGTAACGCCGCTGGTGCAGGTGGAGTATCATTATCAATTCAATCAAATGGTGTTACAATTAATAATTCAGGAACTATCTCCGGAGGAGGAGGTGGTGGAGGTGGAGGCTCTGGTGGGGCTACTACTAATTCATCAAATACAGTAAACTTTGGAAGTGTTACTAATGGTTGGACACAAGTGGTATCAGGTGCTGCTGTTTCAAACAACTCTGTCGCAGGTCCTGGTGGAGTAAACTGGACAGGTGGTACTAATAATACAACGCAACTTAATTCAGCAAATCAGAAAAACCCTTCACAAGTTAATAGAGGTAACCCTACAACAAATATTACAGATATTAATTCACCTAAAAGATTTAATATTGCTAGTGGATTTTATACAGAAACTACATCAACACCAGGACAAGTAGGTGGTGCTGGTGGTAGAGGTTTTGGTTTTGATGGTTCAAGTGTTATAAGTGCTCAAAATGGTGTCGCTAGTCCAGGAAATGGTGGTGCAGGTGGTAATGGTGGTGGTGCAGGTGCAGCTGGTTCAGCAGGTGGAAGTTCTCCTCTTGGTGGAGGTGGAAGTGCAGGCGCAGCTGGAAATTCAGTTACATCTCCAGGTTCAGTAAACTATTCAGTATCTAATTCAGGTACAATAAATGGAACACAAGGATAATGTCAGCAGTAATATCAAATAATACAGGAACAATAACAGGTGGACTTGAACATGTATATGTAGAGTTTATACTTGTAGGTGGTGGTAATACAAATCACGGTGGACAAGTAATTAAAAATTTTGCAAGAATTAAATGTAAAACTATCGTAAATGTTATGATAGGTGCAGGTAATATAAAAGGTTGTCAATCAACTATTACATGGAGTGCAAGTGATAACACAGATTCTAAAATTACTTCTGAATATGGTTTTGAATATTTGAAAGATAGTAATTGGCACAATGATAAAATTATTGCAAAAGGTGGTGAAGAAACATTACTCATAGATAATCTAACAGGTGAAGAAGTTAGATATGGAGACAATGTAAATAGACCAGGCACATGTGCTATAAAAATGTTAGCAACAGATTATCTAAATGCAATATTAACAGGAAGTCCAGAAGTTAAAACTGATGGTGATTATAAAATATTAGTCTGGTCTCAACCAGGAACATTACAGGTATCATAATGGCACATTTTGCAAAACTAGACCCAAATAATTTAGTAACTGATATTGTCTTTGTAGATAATACTATAACAGCAGATGTTTATTTAGACGCTGATGATAGCGATAAAGAAAAATCTATTGAAGTAGAACAAAATGGTATAGATTACTTACAAGGTATTTTTGGTAGTGATACTGTATGGAAACAATGTTCATTTAATACATGGTCTAATAAACACAAACTAGGTGGCACACCTTTAAGAGGTAATATGCCTGAAATTGGATATCAATGGGATGTATTAAGAAATGCTTTTTT